CTACTTTTAGAGAAATTGGTTTTGCAATTGTCTTAAGAGGTAGGCCTGTTATGTTCAGAAAGTTCTTAAAAATTGTATTTGCAATACGTGCTGGCAAAAAAGCACACGAAATGTTTAGTAAATATGAAACACGAAAGAAATGACAAAATTAAAAACAGTTAACATCAAAGGTAAAGAATACGTTGAAGTTAACGAAAGATTAAAACACTTTAGAACGAACTACAAAGGATGGTCTTTGGTATCAGACATTGTAGAACTAACTGATGATCGTTGTGTAGTTAAAGCTACAATTATCGATGACATCGAAAACATACGCGCTACAGGGCATGCGTATGAAAAAGAAGGTTCTTCCTTCATTAACAAAACAAGTTTTGTAGAAAACTGTGAAACATCAGCTTGGGGCCGTGCTCTAGCTAATCTTGGTATTGGTTTAGATACATCGGTTGCTTCTTATGAAGAGGTAGCTAATGCTGTCAAGCAACAATCCACACCAAAAGCTAAACCAAAGCTTGATGAAGATAAGTTTAACAATATGTTAAAAGCTATTGAAGCTGGAAAAGGAGACGCAGTTAAGGCTAAAATGTCTAACTACGAAATAGAAGATTATCAAATGAACGTATTAAAAGAAAAATTAAATGGTTAATGTAGTTCCTTTTGACTTGGCTAGCTGCCAGGTTAAACCTACCAAAGTGGTAGAAAACAAAAAGTATTTCAATGAAGGTGCACACAGATGTCAAGTACTATCTGTGTCTAATTCATCACAACGTGATGGTTACAGAGGTGCACCTTATATTGAGTTTGATGTAGTAAATGAATCAGGTGAATACGGCAGAGCTAAGTTCTGGGCCGTAAGAGAATCTGATGCACCTAAATCAGCTGAATGGAAAAAGAATACACTACACGAGTTTTTAACAAACTGTGGTGTAAAAGATTTTTCTAATGATATTGAGTCTATCAAAAAAGCAGTTGGTGCTTGGGTGAATATATGCTTCACATTTGAAGAGTATATGACAATGAAAGATAACGAGCCAGTAAAGCGAAAAGCAGTCAGGTATCGTTGGTCTAGTGCTGATGGTAAGAAAATCAAGTACGACGCAAAATACAATAAACCTATTTCTCCAAAGGAAGAACAAGAGTTTATTGATGCCAACTCATTAAGTGGTGGATCTGTAGTATTCCAGAGTCACGATGATGATGATTTGCCATTCTAAATAATTTTGTAGTTTTGTAGTCAAACTATAAAACTATGATATTCATAGCAGGGAATGTACCTTCAAGTAAGAATTCTAAACGTTGGACTGGTAAAATGCTTATCAATTCAAAAACTGTTATGAAATATATTAAAGATACTGATAAACAGTATAATAGATTTAGATCGGATTTTCAGGAGATGATAAGAGGAATGAACTTTCCTATTATCGTTTCCTTTAAATTCGTAAGAGGCACAAGACATCGTTTCGACTATATAAATCCTGCACAAACTGTACAAGATTTAATGGTTAAAAATGATTGGATTGAAGATGACAATATGGAATATATAATACCACATTTTGAACCTTATGAATACGACAAAGAAAACCCTGGCGTTGAAATTAGAGTCTATGAAAGAACTGATAGAGTTTAGAAAACTCTTTACAACTGCTTTTAATATCAATGATGATGATTTTACATCAGAATTGAGATCAAGAGAAATGGTTGATGCAAGAATGATTTATTCCGCTATAGCTTATAGATATGGTGGTTATAGTAAAACAGATATTGGTAAATCTGTAAACAGAATACACGCTACAATTATTAATTTACTTAATAATTATGAAAACATTAGCGAGTATGATGAAAATTTTAAAGAACATTACAAGAAAGGACTTTCTATTTTTAAGTCTCTTGAAAAAAATAAAGGTAAAAAATCAAGTATAGTTGACATACTGCTTGAAACAAATAGTATTTTGAGAAAAAAACTAACACATAGCGATAATGAAAGAATACGCTATGAAGAAAAAGTAAAACATTTAGAAAGTAAATTAACTAACATTAGTAAACAATTGATATGAGTATTGAAACAAAAACAAAAAAGAAAATTAACATTGACGGAACAGAAGTAAAAGTAGATTTAAAAGTTTACAAAGTTTTACAAAATTTGACCGAAGCATTAAGATCACATGAAGTAGCTATATTGACTTGGGTGCATAAGCTATACAATACTAAAAAACGTCATAATGATGACGAAAAAGGATTGTATCAATATGCGATGACAATACCTGGTGCTAGTGATATATTAACCAGAATGAAAGCAATAGACATTGAAAATGATGAAAAAAGCAAACAACAGCCAGTTGATGGAGTCGAAGATAAGACTACAGATGCAGGAGCTAACGGATCTTCTAATTAGAAAGAATAAAGCTTACGGTAACTCTGCAACACATCCAGCGAATATATTTTCAAAAGGTAATGCTGTTGATAGTTTATGTGCACGTATTGACGATAAGTTGATGCGAATATCAAATAAAGGCATTAATCCAGACACAATGGATACAATAGATGATTTAATTGGATATTTATGTTTGTTAAAAATTGCTTTATCAGATGTCAATATCTATGAAGTTAAATAACTATCTTTGTATTTCTTTCAGGACTTTCTGTCCTTTGTGTCTTATAGTTTTTTTTGTTGGTTGTCAAGATCCCTGGTTCTCCAGGGATTTTGGCATACCATATATACTATAGATAAAATATTTAAATCTTATGAATTGGAACAGTAAAACTAAAGATTGGACAGAGATAAGAAATCTGTCATTAGTTGAGTTAGCTAATAAAGCTAAAAAACTTAAAGAAAGTGGCATGTCTGTAAAGAGCATAGCCAAAGTCTTAGGTAAAAGCGAAAGTAGAATTAGAGAATATTTATTAAATAAGTAAATCATGGATTACTTTATATATGCAAGAAATAGAATTTTGGCAAATAAACAAAATAGAATCATTGTTACAACTTTGCCCATATAGCGAAGAACACAAAGAACATATCTTGAACAATATACCTGAAACAAAGGAAGAAGCTAATGAGCTACTAAGTGAATTATGGTTTGACCATATACCTAGAGATCCAAGAGATCAATTTAATAAAATGATTACTATGAATACATTAGTAAAACAAGATTACAAATATTCTTATATTTGTAAAGATTGTGGTGAACATTTTGAATCACCACAAAAAGAGACATTATGCGCTGAATGTCTGAGTCCAAACATAAAGAACTATAACAAATGAGTAAGAGCACAATTGTTTTTGAAGGCGGTATTGATAATATACGCACTTTAGCCGACAACTCTGTACGTGTCAGTATTGGCACTCCAGAACTAACAGCAGAAATCGTAGGTAATATGTATAGTATGCTGAAACAACCAGGTTATGTAGTGATATCTACAAAGCCAATATCACAACAACAGATCGATGCCGTAGAAGAGGCAACTGTTGATAGAGAGTTTGATACAAAAACACCATCACAAAGATTGCGTAGCACTTTGTACATATTATGGGAACAAACACAACCTCAGGAAATTTCGTCTGACGGATCTACAATATATGTAGATTTTGACATATTTTATAAACGAAAGATGAATGAACTAATCAGATTTATTAAAGACAAATTAGTATGACAAATAAAGGTAAATTATTGAACTACAGAAGGTGGCTTTTGAAACAACTTAAAAAAGTTGATGATAAATTATTATCTTTGTACAGCAAATCACCATATAAAAGATGAAAGCAAAAACAAGTGAAATACTATACAAGGCTCATAAAATTATGACCGAAGTAAATTATGAAGGTGTTTCTAAGACTGCTAGAGAAAAAGCAAAAAGAGATGCCAGAAAATTGTACAAGCTCATAAAAAAAGTTGATCCTGTTGTTTACGAAAGATTAAAAGCAGAGCTTGATTAACGAGAGTAAGAGTTACACTTAAAAACTTAACAAGGGTAATTAAAGTGGTTGTACATAAATATTGTATTACCATTTAATATTATGAAAAATTCATAGGGGTGAAATATCCCCTGTGAATTACTTAAACTTGTACATTATAATTAATCTTAGCCTGAACGCCATTATACTTACTCCATACAAAAGCCGAAGCTCTTTTTATATTTCCCACATAACCCTTATCATCATGCCATCTATCTGTCGCAGACATTGACGACAGATTTCTTACTGTCAATCCATTTAATTCTTCCACAGCCTGCAACTTCATAGACTTATTAGTGTGTAAATGACCTCTATGTACTTCAACATAATCTACTTTACTCCATATACTTCTATATCTTTGAGAAACAATTCCTGGTAAATCTGATGTTTTAGGTCCATTTCCGTGATCGTTTATAATTAAACACTTACCATATAAGTAATGCTTCATCATACAGTCTGTATTATCTACAGTCACATTATCATTTGACTCATAGAATAATTCTAAAGCATCGCCTATATGCATCATAGACTCTCTATCGTGATTTCCTGGAACTATGCATACATGAACCTTAGCCATTGTCGAAAGTATGTTTACGCACTCTACAATAAGTTTACGACCTGCTCTATATATATCTATATGATTATTAGTATTTTCTTGCGGTGTACCTTTTGTAGTAGTTGGTATTGGGAAATCTCTATCTGAATTTAAAAAATCATTACCTACAATAAATAATATTTGATTGATAAAAAAACCAGAAGACCTTTGCATTAAATGTTCTAAAGATGATAACATTCTTTCCCTAGCTATATCTAAATTATACTCATCTCCTTTTATACCTATTTTTCCTAAATGTAAATCTGTAGCATTTATTTCAAGTAGGTGTGGATTATCATCATAAAAATCATTATTAAAATTATGCTTTGGTATATGACCAAAAAGAGGAGTCAAGTCTTCGACCAGCTCCTCTCTTATCTTTTTGATATTAAGCATTGGATTAATCTTTTTTAACCATGCTTTAGTACGATACATCGTAACTGTTATTGGTTTCCTGTCATTATCAAATCCAGTAACCTCATAAGTTCCTATATCGTACTTATCAACCTCCCATACACTTAAGTCAACTTTACATGCTTTTAATAAATTATCAAGACTCTTTACTCTTTTGCTGTCTTCACAAGTTGCAGTAGCTCCATTTTGATTTTCAGTAAATACAATTTTTTCTTCTGTCTTTGCATTACTTGCTTCATGCCCAAGATTAAACTGCTTTCTTAAACGTCTTGCTATAGCTCTAACTCTTTCATAATTAGTTCCAAACATTGCAGCAGTAGCTGCATAATTTTTTCTTAGTAAATCAGGATTTTGTATTAAATACCTTTTAATTTTCTCATTTACATTTGTAGGATCGAATGTCATTTTTTTTGTTATTATAGTTTTTCTTTTACTCCATAACCGTGCTGCGATTTAAACTGCACGCTTATTGGTTTGTAAGATTCTAAATTTTTCTTTTTATTATAACAACGTTTTGCTCTATTTATTAAGAAATCATTGTTAATAACTTCAGTAGTATTAAATCCTTTTACTACAACGTCATAAACCTTAAACTTACTTCCTTTTTTATTTTTAAACTCCCAATCACTAAGCCAGATTGGTACTTCAAATTTTAGCATTATTTTAAAACAGTTACATCAAGCTGACCTTGATTAGCGATTTTGTGAATATACAAATAAAATGGTTGTGTACCAGCAATAATTTTTTGTGTAGTACCAACTAACTCAGAAAATGATAATTGTTTTGGATTAGCAGGACTAACACCAGCTTGTGCTAATATAATATTTACTCCTAGAAATACAGTATCTTTAGATCCCAGTATTACTTTATTTGGTTCTGATGAAGTAATTTTTGTAATATCTACTCTGGATAATAATAAATTAAAAGTAAGACTTTGTGTAGTATTACCATTTACAAATAAAATATCTCTAAATCTTCCTTCTCTTACACTATCAAATATTTTTGTATAAGGTTTTCCACTATCATCAGTAAACGGTACATTCTTATATATACCTATACCACCAGCTGTTGTTTCCTCAGTATTAATTACAATATTATTTTGTTGTTGAGATACCCCAGCACTAGCTGCCGCTGTTCTTAAATTCGATCCTTGCTGTGTATTTTGAACTATTGGTGCTGGTCTTGACTGTGTAGTGAATTGTGCAGAAGCTGGAACTGCTCCAGATCTTGGAACAAACTGTTGGCCTTTAGCCAACTCAATTTCTTTAAGTTTTTTTATCCTATCAGACTCATATCTGTTTCTACCTTTTTCATATTCTGCCATCGTAATCTACGTATTTAATAGTTACTTCTTCACCTTTTTTAATAGCGTTTGCAATTCTAGGATAAATTCTTTTGTACGCATTTCTACTTTTGCCCACGAATCCATCAGGCAACGCTGTATTATTTTCCTGAGAATCACCGACAATAAGACAGCCAGCAGTATGTTCATCAGTGTTTCCAGTATGAATAAGAATATACTCAAAATTAGGAACATCAACGATATGTAACATACCAATATGTATATCAGGATATTTTTTACTATATCTATTATGAAACCCACCTTCTTTCCTGAGTTCAATATTGTAAATACCTTCAGGTATTCTTGTTTCGCCTTTAACTTTAATAGCCCTGTGTTCATCTTCTAATGTATAACAAAGAAATTGTTTACCTATGTCTGTAACTTCAAAAAGCAGACCGTTTGTACAATCTGCTTCTGAACTAAATCTTAATACTAATAATTGCATTATGCGTCTAATGCATCACATAAAACAAATTCAGCTTTTTGTGCTGCTGTTGCTGCATCTAAATCTAAATTAGTTGAACTATCTCCTGCACCATCAATATCAATAGGTGCAAACATTCCCTCACCTGGTTTTAAATCTGCGATAATATCACCATCAGGTTTTACAGAGATAGCATAATCTGTATCTACATTTTTAATAAGAGCGTAAATTCTATCTTTATTATGCAATGCAATATTTATTGTATCATCTGATGTTCCAGCTAATACCTGACCAGCAGTAATAGCTTGTGAAGATGTATTTGATGTAGATGCAAAACTTGGTGCAAAAGTAAATACTACTGTTCCATTTTGATCTGTTAATGTAAATGTTGCATTAACACTTACTGAGGTTGATTGAGTTGCCATATTCTATTTATTAAGCGTTAGCGTCTATTTCTACAGCAAAGTATTCTACTGTAACAGCTGCTGTATTAGCACGAGCTGTAGTAGTTCCTGTGCCTCTAATAATTGTAAACAAAAATTCACCTGGTTCTAAAACTCCTATAATATCGTTATCTGTACTAGCACCATCATAAACTGTTACATAATTAGTATCATCCATGTTTTTAACATAGATTAATCTTCCATATCCAGGTGCAGCCATAATTGTTGCATCAGATCCAGTTGGTACATCAATACGACCAGAAGCAATTTGATCTACTCCCGTAATGTTTAATTGAAAAGATGATCCAATTGATTGTGAATATCCAGTTAATGAAGTAGCAGTCATATTGATACTACCATTGAATGTATAATTTTGAGCCATTTTATTATTTTTTTACAAATATAATTAAATTAATAATTACTTTGTTGGTTAGTATTAAAAGTTTGGACAGCTGTACCTGAAGAATTTTGATTAACATTTTGATCAAATCCACTAGCAGATGAAGCTGCCGCGCCATGTGTTGTTCCAGCCATATATCCAATTACACCATTAAAGACGTGTGTATGATAACCAACTAATCCATTTGCTTGTCCATAATCTAAAGCTTCTTGTATGGTACTAAACAATGGTGCTCCGTCTATATAAGTTAAAATAGGCATTATATTATTTTTTTAAGTTCTGCACATTTTTCATACTCTTCAACTTCAATAAAATAATCTATCATTCTATTAATTGTTAAAGCCCAACCTTCTTCAGTTTTAATTTCTTCTGGATCAAAAGATAAAAAAACATGTTCTTTTTTACCATCTATTAAATCGTCTATAGTTATGTCACCTATAAGAATATGATAACCATTATTCATGGCAATATCTAACTCTTCGTAACCAAGTTCTTTATTAATCATGTTGTTCATTTAATCTTGACATTCTTGCTCCGCAACAACACATATTTTTATCAGCCATTGCACCACGATACCTCATTCCATGTTCAGCTTTTTTCTTTTTATATCTACTAACTCTACCCTTCTCTTTTTTTTCTTTAGCTGCTCTAGATTTTTCATATTTAGAAAGTTCAGACCAAGTAGAGGGTGTATCTTTAGTTATACGTTTAGTAGGGCGAAAAGTATTTTCACCACCGCTATAATCTTTTTTACCACGAGGTGTACGCCAGTCTTCTTTAAACCAACGCTTTAATCTCAATCCAGCTTTTGTTTTTCTAACAGCCATATTAATCGTGTTGTGTATATCTGCCACCAGCACTATACTCTACCTTCATACCGTGTGCAGCCTTCTTTTTCTTAGATTTATTTCCCCAATTAGCAGCTCCTACTTTACGACACTTAGCCATTGCACCACTTCTGTAGGCAGATGTCTTAGGTCCGTAACGAGCTACAACTTTATGATAACAAGCGTCTTTAGGCATTTTTTCTTTTTTTACGTAGGGCTTCTTTACCCTTTTTAAATATACTAACTACTTGGGTTTTACCCATTACTTTTGCTCTTTGTTCCCCAACAGTTAAAATTTGTATCTTCCTAGCATACGGTTTACTAATTCTTTTAACCTTAGCCACAGTAGCCCTAGCGTCAGAAGGTGTGGCAAAACGTATACTAACAGTATCCTTTGGATTTTCATCCGTATATAATCTCCTACCACTACCCTTTGGTTTTTTACCTGTACCTTTTTTAGGATCTTTACTTTTTCTTTTTGCTGGCATTTTTGTGTACTTTTTGAATATCAAAACTAGCAGATAATGATGCACCTTTGTGTGGTTTATATCCACCAGCAGGATTTTTCATTAACTTATAGTTATTGTTCCCTTTTTTCATCCAATGAAAACCAGCAGGTGCTTTGACAGATTTTTTCGCCATATTTTAACTATGTTGTGTAAGTGGAAAACGACAACCATCTTGACAATTCCATTTACGTAATGATTTATTAATTCTTGAATTAGGATCTCTTCTTGTTTTAGCAGATGTAAGTTTAGCTTTCATCCCTTTCATTCTAGCACAAAACGACTTTCTACGCTTAGCAGCCTTAGAACCTTTTTTTAATTTAGAAGGTTTAGTAGTAACAGCAGTCTTTAATTTAGATCCAGGATTAGCTCTACGATAAGATGCTACACCTTTTTTATTAAGACCACCTGATGGGCTTTTGCCCTCTTTACGTTGCCATGCTGGAGTTTTTGCCATTTTATTTTAATTCAGTATTGTTCTTTTTGCTACTCCCACCAAAGAAAAAGTCAATAATAGTATTAACCTTCGCAGACATAGCACCAAAGATAGTTGAAATAAAGCTAATTTCAAACTCTCCAAGATCTAAACTTTTTGTAACAAAATACTGGAACATTACAAAAGTAATTCCAAAATAAGCTACAGTAAATAAGGTAGCTAAAAGCTTTTGTATTAACGCATCATCTTTGTATAAATCTCTTGCAGACTTTCTATCTTCAACTTCTTTTTCAAAAGCTTCACGTTCTGCTTGTAACAAAACTTTTTTTAATTCTAGTTTTGCTTGTTCTCTTTCTTCATCAGTTGTAATTACTTCATCAAGTATGCCTTCTGCATTCTCTACAACCTTACCAAATAAACCACTAAATATATTACTAAGAGCCACAGCTTGGACAAATTTCTGGGTTATCAATATCACATCCGCTTTCCTCACACTCTTCTAAATTTTCAAAATATATATCTATATCGTCTAATTCGTTAAGCCAATCATTAAAATCAAAATCACTATTATTGTAATCTGTATTTGTTTGATTGCAATCACAAAACGTTTTTGTGCACGATTCAGTATTTTTACAAGTTTTATTCATTATTTACAATTTTTAATACTTACTATTTCTTTTTCTAAATCAATGATACGATCTTCATTCTCATTTATAATCTTTATCTTCTTTTCAAGCCTTTGTTCAAGAACTTTTATATCTTCTTCTAGTTGACCTATTTGACTGTAAGCTACACCCATAGTAAATATCACACCTATAATCCAAATGATATTACCAATAGATACTTCTAAGCTTTTAGTGATCATTTTCTATTACCCTATAAATATTTTAGCTAGCGCAGCAGCTACAGCAGCATACAAAACCCATATAGCTTTAGACATAGTTTTTCTAGCAGATGTATTTTGATTAACTCTTGAAGCTATACCTCCATCAGGATCAAGTAGCTGCTTAGTAAGCATGTCTAACTTTTCATCCATCTTATCAAGCTTCTTATCCATTTGATCCATACGTTGTTCCATTAATGCTATTTGCTTTTCCATTTCAATATATTATAAAAATTCTTCAGGTATTTCATCTACACATAAGTTTTTATTTTCCTGAGTTAACATCTCATAGCATTCTTGTGGAACAAAAATCATAAATTTATTTATTGTTGTAGAAGCTACTATATCTGATGTTGTATCTGTTTTAGTATCACTATTTGGATAATTATAATAATCATCCATATTTGATAATATTTCAATACATTTTTCCATTGATGATACTAAATACTTCATAATCTATCGTGTATATTATGTCTTAATGCTAATATGTTTAATATTTCATCTTGATCTGCAGAAGTAACTGCATAATCATACATTACTATTTCATGTAAAATACCATCAAATGGCGAAGTTATACCAGCTTGCACACCAAATCTATTTATGTCAATAGGATTTTCAAAACTTGTTTCGGTATCTGTATGCGTTAATGTTGAAGTAACATCACCTGCTGCAGTAACCAGTTTTACAGTAACATCTTCTGAATCTCTATGAAACATCAATATATTCAACTCATCTTCTTCTAATAAATTACCACCAGGTAAAGTTAATAAGTGATCATTTCCTGATGTCCTTCCTCTAAATCTAATTTTAGTTCCATTATTTTGAACTCTAATAAAATTATTTGCGCTTGTCGATGATCCAAAAAAAGTATTATTTGAACTTAAATCTGTTGGAGTAATAACTATAAAAAAACAAAAATCATCAAACTCTACAAATCCACCACTTCTTTCATTGAACATTTCAAATCTATGCGGAACACTAGAGTTGAAATCTAAAAAACCATTATTTAATGCTGGCTGAAATGCAGCATTTGATTGATAAAATTCTCTTTGTTTGTCTGTATTGCCAGAAACACTTTTAGCTTGATTTTCCCAATCAGATACATTTGAACCATTTAAAACAATACCCGCACCACGGATAGCGTGTAATTGTAACCCACCTACAGATCCACCAGGAGCTTTAATGTCACTCAAATATAATGGTTTGAATGCACTAGAAACTTCTAATCCGTAGTGTAGTCCTAAATGCATATTAAGTAGCTGATGTAGAAAGACCTGGATGCGCTCCTGTAGCTGGTGCTACATAACATATTGCCTTACCTGTGTTAAGTGTTACAGCAGTCCATCTGCCATATATTGTAACTCCCTTTGGAAAAGTATCTCCACTAACTAAAGCTTTACCAAAACCAGGATTTTTTGCTGCATTAATTTCTATGTAAGCAGAAGCATTACCTGATTGTTTATAAGCTGTTAAAGCAGTAAATGTACTATCATCTATAAATGTAATAGCTACACAATGATGATCTGAATCGGTTGTTAAATTTTGTAAAGCTTCGTCAGCTGATGATGCATCTAAATATGCACTTCCAAAATAACCTGTTGATACTGAAAATAAATCGTTTACGTTTGCCATAATATTATGTTGTTGCAGCTGTTGCTGTATTATCTTTGTATGCCATTACAGAACCAGCATGCAGTTTAATTGAAGTGAAATTACCATACAACATTGTTCCTTTTGCAAACGCTTCTGCATTGCCAACAGTTGCATTTTTAAAAGCATCACCATCTAATGAAGGAACATTTGTTGTTTGATAAGTTGTTTCACTATCAAATTTAGTGTCGTCTTCTAATACTTCTACTAGAAACCATTTACCATTATACTGTGTGGTACTATTGATAAATGTTTGTCCAAACCTTCCAAAACGATATTGAAATAAATCTGTTGTATTAGCCATTTTTTCTAATTTTTACAAATATAATAATTTTATTTCTCTAAAAGAGGCTCTGTTACAGCTTTAAAAGGTAATATCTTACGAGCAGTACCACGAGCTTTTAGATCTCCTCTATCACCAAATTTACTATCTCTTTGATACCTTTCAAATGTAATAAGTTCTTTACTAAATTGCAACGCATTTCTACCAGTTGATATAGATGCAGGAGGCAAAGTATAATTTACAAATCGTTTAGTATCTGTAAATATTAATGCATCATTGCTTAACTTCTGTACACTTTTACTATAAACTTCATCATCATCTGACAAACCTCCTAACATTAATAATAATGCAGTTAATCCAACACCTCTTAAAAACGCTTTAATTGCATTTTGCTCAAACTCTTCCAAATTATTAAATTCTTCTCTCATGTTTAATAAAGACTTTTCTCCTTTAAACATATCATTCACAAAGTTATAAGCAGCTCTGTAGGAACCTATTTCTTTTTCTCCAAATCTATTAATATCTTCTTGCTTTAATCTATTGTAAGCTAATGTAATAAACCAACGTTTGAACTGTTGAGCAGCAACACCTAAAGAATACATACCTAACAATCTTTGATCTAACTGCGTATAACCTTCACCATGCAATGTAGATATTTTACTATTTATTTGCATTACTCTTTCTTCAGAAATTTCTTCTGATTCATATTCTTCTTGCGTTAGTTCTCCTAAAAAGGCAGAGCCTTGTATCCAAAATTCTGACAATTCCATTGGCAAATATGCAAGCTGTTCTATTTTAGAAAACTCATCTCTTTGACCAACAACATCTGTAAAGGTTAGCTCAACTATTCTATACTTTTTAAGAATACGTTTTGCTTTCCAGTCTTTATCTGTAAAAGATGTCCAAAATCTTTTTTCGCCTAATACAAATTGTTTACCCCCTCTGCTTCTTAACTCTTGATACTTACCAGCTAGAATATTACCTACACCAACAGCACCACTAAATCCTAAATGTATAAGAGCAGTCCATCTTACCATAAACTGTGTTACCTTATCAAAGGTTTCTCCAAATGGTGAAGCTTGTCTTTCATTTCTTAAAAAACCTTGTCTCCAAACTTTAGTTACATACTCGGCTGTATTTTTGTTGCCCATTTGTTTATTTACTGCAATGACAGCATCAACTAATGTTGAAACATCATTCATACCTCTAAAGTTTCCATGACCATGTACAAATACTACAGACCTTACATATTGACGTAAATTTTCAGCTATATCAAATGATGTAAGCTCTTTAGCTCTAACAGTTCTACTAGCATTAAATCTACTAAATAGACCACCTTCCATAAGAGTATCCATTTCTAAATCAGTAGCAACTATAGGATCTCCATCTTCATGTACACCTAATTTTAATTGTGCCTCAGCTTTTGATTTTAATTTTCTAAGCTCATTTATTTTTCTTGTAGAAGGCATTGTCAATTGACCGCCTTCAGATAAATAAAGGTCTTTCCAATATCCAAATGATTGAGATACTCTTTTACCATTTGGTGAAGTTCCAAACACTCTAACATTATCTATATTAGATGTTGATCCTAAATAATTTGCATATAATCCTAATAAACCTCTTGCAGATAAAGCTTCAAGATTGCCCATTTGAACGTGTGGTATATAGTATTCACCCATTCCATTTTTACCAAGTTGTTTACGGAAAATTTCCGTAATCTCCATATACTTATTATAAAAGTCTAGTTCTTGTTGACTAGGATTATTTTGCATTAATTGTGATCTTGTAACAAGTTTTAATCCATTATCTGTTTGTGTAAACATTTTACCGTATAGCTCTTGTTGTCTAGCTCTTAGATTAAATACACCTTTCAACATACCACCCTTACTTCTTTTTAATGCTTTATCTACAACATTTATTTCATCAATTAAACCTTTAACCTCTCTAATATATTTACGATACTCTATCTCTATTTCATTAATCATTTCCTGCACTTCTGGTCTATCTGATGTCATGTTATTAGAACCAAACCATTTTCTTATTGTAGATATGTCTTCTTCTCCAACAGTAAAAGTTTTTCCTGTTTTATTTGCAATCTTTTGCGATTGTTTTATCATAGCTTTTTTACCTATAGCTAAATGTATCTTATGCAAAAGTCTTGGACTAGCTAATTCATCTTCAAAATCTTGTATTTTTCTAGCTTCGTCATATAGCTTATTAATACTTAACTTATCTAAATCTCCTAATCTTTTTTCAGCGGCATCTATATTTGAAACAGAGTCTTGATATTTTTTATATCTATCTTCAAAATATGTTTTAATTTTTGGCTCTGCTTTATTTACAGCACTTGGACTATATCCTAAAAATTTTAAATACTCTGAATAAGATAAAACTTGATTAAGCTCTGATAAATGATCTTGATAAAATTCTCTTTTATTCAACTTAAATTTTGCTGTATTATTTGGCTCAAACGTTGTTTGACTTTTTAGATTTTGTTTTTCTTTTTCAGATACCTTAGTTTGTTCTTCATCTTTAAATAGCTTATTATGCTTTACTATTAATTCATTTGCTTTGTCAACTACAGCTGGATCATCTATTGATAAATTATTATTAATTTCTTTTTCAAGTAAATTATCTAACATCTCAAATTTAGACCTTGTGTAATCTATTGAAAACAAAGGAGTTAAAGATTTACCTTTAAAGCCAAAACCATTTTTTAAATAATCATATTGTAAAAGTGCATCTTTGATTTCTGTAGGTAGTTCAGTAAATTCATTACGAGCTTGTTGCAATGTTTCTTCAACCGAAAATTTATTAATGCTTACAGGATTAACTGTAATACTATTTTGGAAATAATCGTTGCCCTCTATGTTACTTAATAGCAAATAGTTTTTTACAAAATTTGTGCCTGGTCCTTTACTGTAATCTTCAAGTGTTTTATAAACTTCAGTTAGTTTTAAATTATTAAGATTTAATAAAGGCATTGCTTCCGATACTTTCATTAAATAATAGTCCTGAATAAGCTGTCTATGCTCGTATCGTGTAAAGTCCAACTTAATGTTTCTAGTGCTTTCTATATACTCAATAACTTGTCTTGCTTCAGGAGTGTACATAAACGTAGTAGATTTTTGTCTATCTACTTGTTTTTGTAATAAGTCAATTGAATGTTTAACTAATGGATCACTTCTAAAATTACCTAACGTATTTGGATTTAAGAAACTACCTTTTCTATCCTCAGTTATAGTATTAATTAATCTTTGAGCATCATGTCCGTGAACTGGTATTGATTTGTGTACAGATAAAGCTTTACCAATGCTAAATATTTCATCTGTAAGTTTCTCTGTTTTATAAAGTAAATCAAACAAACTTTCTTCTGTATTTTGATTTTTAGATTTAAGTTTATTTATATCTAAATTTACATCTCCAGACCTAGCAAACGACTGTATCTTTTTTCTAGCTTCTTTTTTTGATACTTTAAAATACTCGCTATAAGCATTTATTACAGCCTGATTAGGGTTACTTGTGGTCATAATAGATTGATCGCCTCTATGCTTATCGTAAAGCTTAACAATGGGATGATTCATTATTATTGACACATCTTTTATGCTTATACCATTTCTACCTAAAAATGTGAATATGTTTACTGTGTTAGGAGTTAATCCCAGCTTGTTTGCGTACTGAAACTTGGCATTATCTAATACTATATTAAGGAGCTGCGCAACTGTAAATGCATTACCTTCTGGTTTAGCTTCATCAAATCTATCAACTAAAGAATCAATTTCTTGATAACCATTAATATTTATACCAAATGTAAATCCTACTTTATGACCAGCCATAACATTTAATACACGCTGTAATGATGCAATAGTACCAATCATATTTTGTGCTGGTACATTGTCATTAAAATATTGCGCATCACCTGTTGGCAAAAGTTGATTATCCATTTTTAGTTTTTCACCATAAAATGATTCAACTGTTTTTATAGCTTCCTTTGCAACTTCTTTAATTTCTATGGGCGTAGTAATTTCTTTATATCTACGACCATCTATCTCTATATCACCTAATAGTTTTATGTTTAAATCTAATAATTCATTAGCAGATACTTGATAGTCTTTTAGCAAATTAGTTTGTACTCTACCCTCTGTACCAAGTGGAGAAACTTTTGTAGTTCCTGGAACATTGCCCACATGAGAGTAATTTAAAAATATTGCATCACCATCCAAGTCAGCACCCATGACATTAGATACTCTAGAGGGTATAGCTATTGTAGATCTAGCACCATCTATTCCTTCAGCCGAAAAACCTTTTACTACAAATACTACAGATGATTGTTTACCATGCGCAGGAATACGAGTACCTAATACTAAATCACCTACCTTTATACCATCTTTTTTAGCTGTTGCTGGTATTATGGCTTCTGACACAACATAATCTTTACCTTCTTCTATTAAATTATTTAATGCTGAGATATATTGTTCATCAGTTGCTTGATCGATAAGATCAGAAACTTTTGTATATGATTTTAAATCTCTACCTATTGGAGATGTTTGATACGCAATTGTACCACCAAACATTGCTTTAGTTCCAAACTTAGTTAATCTTGATGCGGCTAACTGTTGGATTAAGTTATGTAATTGTGGGTGTAATCCTGGCGCGTATTGAGCTAATGATGTATTTTGATTACCAAAAAACTCTTCACCTATAAGCTTAGTAAGAAATTCTATATCTTTTTGTCTTTGTTCTGGCGTAGAATTATTTTCATAATGCACCGCATTACTGCGTTCTTGTTCAAAGCCAACCATAGATCTTGCAGCCAGCTCGTGCATACGATTTATCATCTCTTGCTCACCAACCTCAAGATTTGTGTGATGATGACCAAACAACTGTGAGGGCATGTGGAAGCTATGTCTTTCTTTATCAAGTTCTAACTGCAAACCAAATCCTTCTCCAGACAATCCATTCCAAGTATTGTTTTGATAAATTTCATTTTGTTTTTCTACAACTTCTTCTGTAGTTGTATTTTCCAAATCGTAAAAATAATCTGAACCAGGAGCATATACTTTTAATGCAGATTCAAATGTTGCTATAGGAATAAAATCATGCAGCTTTCCTGTAACTTCAGGACCTTCAACAAGTCTTTGATCTCCAATAGTCTTTTTTCTGGCTCTTAATATGTTAGCTATCTTTTTTATGTAAGGACTATTCTTCTCCATCTCTGGAGTTATTTCATCTATTTTAAATTTAGCAAATGTTCTTTTGCCAAAAACTTTTTTATTTTTATTATTGGTTTCTACATAATCATATACATGTTTGAATTGATTACCAACCTTTCTCATTGATCCAAACTTCTTTCTTATGATTTCACCATCACCAGGCAATACATAAGCTTGGGCATCAGTTGCATTAAATCCATCAAAATCAGTTACATCTTGAAATGCTACAAACTCTATAGGCGTATTACGATCATGTGGTGTATGTCTTTTAATTGCACCTTCAGCTCGTTTAATATAGTCTATTTCATTTTCTGATTGATCGTGCTTACCTATTAAATACTCTTGAGCAAAAAACTTATTTACACTATAGTTTAATAAATAGTTTCTTACATCTTCTCTTTTTAATTTCTTTATAAGATCATTTTGTTTTATTTGATTTTGATCTTTTTTAATTTGCTGTATAAATTTAGTTGTCTCTTTTTCTAAACCTATCAAAGAATATTTGCCGTTCTTCAAAGTAATTTTAAATGGATTTACATTATCACCTTTTGCATACTTTTTAGTATTATACCCAGCATTATATGCCATTTTAAGTAAATCTTGTCTTTGCTGTAAATTATTAGCAATAGGTGTTTTTACATAATATCTACGTTTTGCTGCACCAAATACAGCTATAGGTTGATCGTAAAAAGATATTTCACCTTGTTTAAACCTTGATAGTGAATATAGGAAGTCATTAAAATCAGTCAATAATAGTTCTTGACTGTCCATCTTAACATATTTTCTATTTCTTCTTTTGTCTGTTTTATTGTATTTAGCAATAGAATAAACACCAGAAAGCATACTTATAGAAAGTTCTTTACCGCTTCCATGTATCTTAGCATAAGTATTCTTAAATCCATTTGTATAGTCTGCAAAGTCCATACCTTTAGATGCCATTAAAGAAAAGAATGAGTTTATATTTTGTTGTGCTAAACTTGCATAGTTTTCATTTTTATTATGTAAACTATTTTCTTTATTAATAGTAAGTGTAGGATTTTCTGCTACATCATTTACTTGAGTAATGTAGTTTTTAGCCCTTGATTGTACAATAAGATCAGCTAATAAATTATCAAATCCATCTGTAATTCTTAACCTGCCATTTCTAATAAAGTCAGATTTGTTTTGTAGAACCAATACATCTAAAGAAGTATATCTCTTGCCCTTATACGTATATATATTACCTTCTTTTGTTAGCTTTCTTTTATCTACAAACTGCCAATAACCTGAATCACCATATATAGCATTTAACACATCAGCTATATTTTCAGATTTATTAAGATTGTTTGTTATTTTTTTGAAAGACTCTGCATCTTGTTCGTTAAATTTTTTCGGATCAAACCATCTCTGATTTGCCTCACGAGTCATACTTGACTGCCATCTTACTTCATCTCCACTAAAAGATACACCAGGAACCCATGTTGTAACTCCATTATCTCCTCTTCTAAAGCCTACTTCTTTCATGGTTTCTATTTGCTTGTTTGCAAAATCAATTGACATTTCTAATAGTAGCGCATCAACTAATGATTGTTTTTTCAGCTTAGTCTGCAAGTAATTTTTAAATCGTATAACTGCTGGGCTATCGCTTTCATTGACATTAATAACAAAAGTAAAAGTATTTCCTTTTTTTGTTTTTTGTCCTATTGAATAAAGCTCAGATAATAAATCTTTAACATTGACAGGATTTTTATCATTCTTTTTGCTTTCTTCAATCGAATACGCTTGAATAAGTTTAGAGGTTGTATCACCAAACAATACTTCATCTTGATCGAATATATTTCCTTTGTCGTTTTCTTCAGAAACTATTTCAGGTTCTAAATTGAAACTAAACTCCAATGAATCATCACTTCGTTCACCCTGATTTAATCTACTATCTACATTCTTTATTAAATCATCAACTATTCTTTGATACTCTACAAACGTGGCTCTATCTACTTGTGATCTAATTTTACGTAACAAATAATCATGTTCTATAGAAGAAACTTCAAACGGAGCTTTTTGTTTTTCTATATTGTAAATTTTCCCATTTTGTTTGTAGATTTCTTTAGCTATTTCTTGAACAGCGTCTTCACCTTTTTTACCTTGTGATTTAACTTTTTGTTCTATAATGTTAAACAAACCTACTGTAGATATAACATCAAATCTAGCTTGTTTAAGCATAGCTCCTCTACTATATGAGTTTTGTTTAAGCTGATTATTTTCGTTAAGAATATTAAAGTTTTGCTGTATATATGACATAACCTGCTCGTATGACATATTTTTTGTTTCTGGAGCTATTTCATTTACAGCTGAAACTGCTTCTTCTTTTGTGGCTAATCCAGCAATACGTTTATATAATCGCTTTAAAATGCTTTCGTATTTATTAGCATCAGACTTATTTTCTATTACATTAAATATGCCACCTTTTCTATTGAAGTCTTCATTACTATATGCAAAAGCTTCTTCCAATAAACCAAATTGTGATTCATCTTTTAGTCTTGTGATTGCACCCTCATTAATAAGCTCTGAGAAAAATGATTGAACTGCGTTTTTATATTCTAATGTTTTGCCATCAGCTGATGCCTGAATTATAGTATCTAATAATTGTGATACTTTAGACTCTTCATCATAGTTTCTGTTATTTGCAAAATCTGATAATATATCACCCCCTGTAACAAACTTACCATTCATTTTATATCTTGTAAGCTCAGGATAATTATATTGTATATTATCTATAAGTCCAACTAAATTACCTTGCGGTGTAAATATTCTTCTTTTTATTAATAAAGCATTCAAACGTTTTTGCAAAGGAGTTCCTGCAATTGACTGATAATACGGATGAGATAACTCATGTATTAAATCTGTTTGCATAGCTGAATTAGGATTTACTAATACAGTACTACTAAAAAATACTGCTGATGCTGGAGCACCAAAGCCTTCTATTAGTTGTTTATTAGAAAATTCTATTCTTATATTTGGAAACTTGTTTTCAAGCGCAGCTCTTAAATATCCTCTAATTAATGTAGATTGCTCATCTACTCTTGTAATATATTTGGGAATAGATTTTGTTTCATCTGACTTCTTGTAGTTTACTGTCTCATTATTAGCTTGATTTATAAATTTCTTTATATTGTCAGATGCTTCATTTTCAGGTGTTTCTTCAATAACCTCTACGGTTTCAGCTATTTTTTTTGTGGATTTTTTACTTTTTTTTTTAGGTTTTTCTATAACTTCAGCTTCTACAGTTTCTGCCTCCACATCACCCTCAACAACTTCAGCTTCTTGCACTTCTCCTGATGCTTGTTGTCTACGCTTTTGCAACTCCTCAGTTTTAGCATCTATTTTAGCTTTTGCTGATTTGATAATATCAGATAATTTTTCTACTATTGATTTGTTTTTAATTTTATTTTCAACAAATAATTTTACTTCTTCTATTACTTTTGTTGTAGCACCCTTTAAATCAGTTTTCTTTATTTTATCAACTATTTCAGATGCTTTTTGTTTCGCCTCTTCGGCTGTAGGAACTTTGTCACCTAAACTTTCTCTATAAGACTTTATCTCTTGTTCTATTTTTTCTGATGCTCCAGGTGAAACTTTATCTAAATACTTTTTTGTAAAGTTTGTTCCTTTTTCAATTTGATTTTGTATGAAGTCTCTTAGCTTTACAGCTGGTTGACTTTTAACTATGTCTTGAGCTGTTTGTTTTACACCTCTATCTCTTACGGCTTGTACACCTTTTTGCACACCTTGTCTAACCGCTTGCGCACCTTTAGTTACTGCTTGAGATGCTCTTTTAATCAGTCCTGGTCTATCTATTTGTTCTTGTCTTCCCTCTGTTGTAAACTCTTGGAATTGCTGTGGTGTTAAACCTTTAGATGAACGTTTGACTCTGCTTTTATCTTTAGTAAGTTTTCCGAGTTTAACAGTAGCTAAGTTTTCAATTAGCTCTTCGTACTCTCTTATTTCTTGATTATAAATAGCAATCTCACTATCATAATTTGAATTAATATTATCTTGTGCGGTTTGAAGCTTGTCTTTTGTTTTAATATTTTCTGCAGCTTGATTTAATTCTTCTTCCCTTGATTGATTAGATCTTTCTATTGCTGCATTTCTTTCAGCAATTTCAACTCTTGCTAAAAATATTTGACGTTTACCAGCTTGGGTTAATGAGTTTCCTTTATGTGTAGATTCATATATTTCTTCAGCTTGTTCAAGTGCTTCTATAATTTGATTGCCTACTTCTTCTCGCATTTGACCTTCTGCCACCATTCTTCGTGTACGAGATTTAGCTAATTCAGCACTTCCATTACCATCTATTACAGAATAAGCTATAATATCTTTACGCATAGCTTGAGCTTGTTCAAATTCATTAAGATCCATTAAGTCTCCTAATCTCCTTCTTCCTTCTTGTAACTGATAATCTCTTTCAGCAATAGCATCTACATAACCCCCTCGTGAACCCATTGCTGATCCCAATGCAAACGCGCTAACACGGACATTTTTCATTTCAGGACTTTTAAAGAATTCAGAATAGGTCATATAGTCTTCACCTTTTCTTTCTGCTATAGCTTTATTTTTAATCCATTCTTGATAAACTTCTTGATATTGTTCAGCAACACCTTCAACAGATCCAGTAGCTCCTGCTTGTATAAATGGTGCAATCTTTCTTGAAAATGGCAGAGGTTTTGGTAAATTTCTAAAACCAGTAGCTAATCTACCCAAACCACCAAAGACCAAACCAAACTGTGCTATATCTGCAAGAATCCAATTTGTATTATCTCTCCATACTTGAGATGCTGCTGCCTGAGCTTCTTGTGGACTTAATCCATCAGCCAATGCTTGTTTTAATGTTTCACCTGCTACAAATGCTCCTTCTGCAAAGTTACCTCCAATACCACCGCCTGCTACGCTTGCTGTTATATCAAGACCTTTTCTAGCCGTCATTTTAGCATATTCTTCTCCTTGCTGTAGGCCAAGTCTTTTAGCGTTCTTTTTAGTTGCTTTTGATATTACTGGTTTATATAATTTTTCACCAACTCCTAAAAATCTAGCTGTATTATATGCTTTAGTGGAATTTAACATAAGTCTAGTAGATTTTGCAGCTGCTCCTGCTGGCAAATAAAAAGACATAGAATAAGGTAATAATTTAGCCACATCTGTTGCCCAAAATCTTGGATCTGCTAACTGATTCCAACCTACAGATTTTAATTCATCTGGAATAAACACATTATTAGATGCTTGTATTTCTGAACCTTTTCTTTGTAAAAAATCACCTATTAGTGTATTTTGATCTACATCTTCATCCCAAGGAGTAACAACAGCTTTAAGAAATTCAAATGTATCACCTGTGCCTTCAATAAGCTGTCCAGCACCACTTGTTAAACTTCTTTGTAACATAGATTCAGAACCCGTTATATCAGCTAATTTTGAACCTAAACCCATTCCAATAGCAGCTCCTAATGGACCACCAACAGCTCCACCTACACCAGTACCAAGAACTGTAAAAGCATCTTGTGGTTGAACAATTGGAGCTAAATATGACTTTGGATCCATTCCAACACCAGTTGGCTGTTCTCTTTCTTGTTTAAATCTATCAGTTTCAGATGCTATTCTTGCCGCTGATACATCATCTAAAAGTCTATTATAGCCAGTTTTTTGATCTTCAATAGATGAAATAAAACCTGCAAATGGATCTTCCATAGAAGCATCGTATCTTTTGATACCTTCTTTTGGTGTTTCTTGATTATCTGCCATTAATTAAAATATTTAGACCAAAGTTTGAACCTACTTAACTTTTGTTCATATAGCTTTGGATTGTCTTTATATACTGCTTTGTAATATTCTGTTAATGCTGTTGGTTTTCCAGACTGATATATTTTATACAGTTCAGGATTTTCTGTTGCTAAATTACTAAAATTCTGTAATATTGACTGTACATTCTGACCAGTATTTTCAGAAGTTAATTGTTGTGATAAATCAAACACATCAGCAAAGAAATAAGGCAACATTTTAAACTCAATATTATTTGCTTTCATAACACCCATAGCTGGTATTTCAAAAGTATTCATCAAGTTTTCAATTTGATATGGATTATCTTTTGTATATATGTTATTTAAACTTTCATTTACTCTTAATTTTAAATCTGATTTATCTCTTTCAGTTTCAATTCTTGCAGAAGTTCTTGCTCTTTGTTCTCTACCTTCGCTAATAGCTTTATCATACTCTTCATCTTTAATACGTTGAGTAAATTTAGGATTCATTATATCTATATCATAATAATAAATATCGCTATCTGTATATTTACCAAATCCTAAAATATCAGGCTCCTCTAGCTGCATAATATAAGCTTGTTTGTATTTAACAGAACCTTCTTTTGCAGCAACTGATTTCATAACCTTATTAATATATTCTGCTCTATTAAGCGGATTTATATCTCTTACATCTTTTGTAAGTATTTTTGATTTGGTTTCACCAGTATCTCTATCTATATAAAATGCTTTCATTCCAAGATAAATGCCTTTTACTTTCATGTCTTGAGCAGTTCTATCCATATAAGTTGCTTCTCCATCTAAAGATGATCCTTTATATTCATAAAGCTTATTAACAAGTTGTGGATACATTCTTATCATTATTTCGCCATCGTCATTTAAGTAATAACCATTTACTTGATTATCTCCAAAATCATTTCCAAATGCAGCATCAATTATTCTTAATTGTAAGTCTTTATCATAAGCAGCTATTTCACCAGCAAAATCACCAGTTATACTTGCTTTTGACATTAGATTAGTATTGTTTTCATCTAATGTAAAGACAGTATCAAAGAATGTATCTTTACCCATTTTTTTAACAAAATTATCAAAACCTCCAGCTTGTATAATTTCAGATTGAGAATAACCTTCTTTAGAAAATTGTAACATTTGACCATTAAGTAATTCTTGACCAAGAGATGTTTTAACTGCTGCTTTTCCAAATTTAATATTAGGATCATATCCTGGAGTTAAACCAAGTCTGTCTTGTACATACTTTTGAAAAGAAGGATCTCCTGGTTCATTCAAAGCTAAAGCATAAAATTGATTTTGTAAATCTTCGTCATTGCCACCTACATGATATGCAAAGTCTTTAGCTAAAGTGTGTTTATTATTTCTTATGACCTCGCCTATGTTTATTTCTTGTTCTCCAGTATAAGTATCAATAAAAGATAAATCTATTTCACTATCAGGTCTTCCAAATGTAACCTCGTCACTAAGTTCATTCTTCCATTTTTCAAAGCTTTCTAAATCTCTTAATGGTATAAGATGTTTTTGATTTTCATCACCAGACATTGCAATAATTTTAGCAATAGCATTTTGATTTTTTTTCATCTGAAATACCTTATCATTATTCAATAATTGATACTGATAATTTTTTAAATCTTGATTGATACCCAATCTTAATGCGTTTGTATATCCTCCAGCCTGTCTTATCTTTTCATTAATTGGAGCTAATAAATCTGCAGACATTTGTTGCACATCAATTAAATCTTTTCTTCTTGCATTTTCTCCTGTAGTTAATTCTACTGCCGCAGAATAAGCATCATCTATATATTTTTGACTAGCTTCTGCTGCTTTTTGTTCGTTTAAAGCTTGCTGTTGTTGTAAATTATATATTCTCTCTAAATATGCAATTTGCTCTTGTCTTGCAGATTTCATATTTGAAGATCCAAAAAATCCACTTAGTGCGTTATACCCGAATGCATCCATATTATCAGTTATTATCAGTTATACTTGGAGTCGTAAGGGGAGATGTATAAGGATTTTGCATAGAGTTATTCAACTTACTAATATAGTATTGTTGAATTGGCTCTAACGCTCTATCTCTTCTGTTTTGTTCAATTTGCTTGAACACTTCTTTAGCAAAATCAGAGGCTCCCTTTTTCTCTTGTAGTGCTAATTGTAATGCGCTGCTTTGTTCTGCTTTGCCTTTATTTAATTCATATTCTTCATGGAACGATAATGCTTTTAAATAGTTAGCATTATTTGCTCTTTGAAGCTCTGCGTCTTTTGCAGCAAAATCTAATAATGCTGATTGTCTTTGACTATCCAATACTCCCGACATAGCTAAAAACTTTGCTCTATCGCCAGCAGTTCCTCTAACAGCATTTTCTATACCTTTTCCATACGCAGCATCTATTTCAGCTTGTGCTTTTTGTGCTTCATCTGGACTGAAACCTTTTTTAGCTAATTGTCTAGACTGTTCTAAATGTGATCTAAATAAATTAGATAAACCAGGAAGCTCTAATGGTTTTATTTTTTTATTTGCTTCTGCATAAGCTTGTTTTCCTAAAGCTGCTAAAATTAAATCATCTTGCGACTGTACTCCTTGTCTAATAGAATCTACTAAACCTAAAGTATTTCCTATTACATTTCCTAGTTCACCAAAGGTATCTAAAAAGTTTTTTGGTTGATTAGTTGTATTGTTAATATTTACAGTCTCGTCTGTTTCTGTAGTTTCTGTAGTTTCGTCTGTTTCTGTAGTTTCGGTTGTAGTAACTGGTTGCTCAACTTCATCTATTTCTCCTACTCTAGCTTGTTGTATATTTCCATCATCATCTTCCCAAGTTGCTACACCTTGACGAATATCTGCATCATCGGGTATTTCACTTGTTGGCAATGTAGGTATTGTTGGTGGAGGAGTTACTTCATTATCTTGTTCTACCTCTTCTTCTACTTCTTCTACCTCTTCTTCGACTTGTTGTTCTATCTCTTCTTCCTCCTCTTCTTCTTCTCCTATTTCAACTGTCTCTTCAATAAGATCACTACCTACTAAATTTCTAATAATTTCTTCTTCTGTTTCATCTTCTAAAGCATCATCAAATGTAATAATACTTGCTACAGCCTCTAATCTTCTGCGTTCATATTCTTCATCAGTTATTTGAGTGAGGTTGTATTCTTTTTCTATTTCACGTATTCTTTCTTCATTAGATGCAATTTCATTTTGAAAAACTCTTGGCATGTCCTCTGGCTTATACCCAGCTCTCAATCTTCTATTTCTTTCTTTAAGCTCTTGATACTCTAAAGCATCATTATATCTTTTCTCTGCTATAATTTGTCTTTCTCTTTCTTCAGCATCTCTTATTCTTTCTTGCTCTTCAACTAAAGCCTGATCTCCTTCTTCTGGTGTTGGTTGATAAACAACATTTCCTTCAGCATCTAATACAGGTGGCTGTGGAGCACTTGGGGCCTCTCTTCTTGTATTTGCATTTGCTTCTTCTATAGGTATTTGATTAAAACCTCCTTGATTATTTGGTACAAATACAAAATCTTTTCCGTTAATGTTTCTTATTTCAACATCTGGACCATAAAAATCTTGATATATTTCTATAGGTTTAACTTGTAAATCAGGATTAGTATCTGATTCGGTATTTAATTCGATGCTATTAAAAGCTTCAATTCTTTTGTTTACAGCTTCTTCTGATTGATTGGCAGGCTTTTCAAATTCTAACATAAAAGCTCTTGTAGAATCAGACACACTAGTAAAGTCTGTATTCATATAATTTTGAGCTTCTCGTTCTTGTAAAGCAAAATCTATTTGGCCTTTCCAATTAGTTTCCCAATCATCACCAACCTGTGCAACCATTGCATCATAACGAGATCCTTGGTGCTGAAAAAGTCCTCCTGATGTACTTTCTATTCCTTCAATTAAACTTGCATCTACCTCTTGACGTGCTTTAGTAGGATGGTATTTCGAATAGTAATACTTGCCATCTCTTTTTTTAAAAACTAAACGTTCTTTATTTTTTAATTTACCTGTAGGATCGGCAATCATATAATCACCACGTATGCCTGAATCAAAATTACTTTCAGCTTTTATATTAGCCAATATACCTTTAGCCTTAACATCTGTCATGCCAGGCTTAGTCATCAAATAATCGTATATCTCTTGTGGAGATACTTTATTGTTTCGTGTATCAGCCATTATCCCATTCCATTTTTACGCCATTTAGCGTGGTTCTTTTGAATCATTTTAATCAACTCTTCATTAGACATACTAGGATCATATTGATCTTTTATATGGTCATATACACCAGCGCCAGGCGATGCTTTAACACCTGTTTTTTTACCTTTTTTATTCATAACAGTTCCATCAGCTGCAACTGGCAAAGGATTAGTTTTATGACTAGCTTTTCCTGGTGTAATATTTTTTTCTTTTACTTGCGATCTAAATATATTTGCTGCTTTGTCTTTATTACCTTTTTTCATGGCATCCCTCATCTCATCCTCTCTGTTGTTAACCAACTCACCGCCAGTAAATTCAGCTATTGCATTTGCCTTACCGCCTTTTTCGCCCAAATTATTTTTTGGATTTGATGTATTAATTTCATCTGGGTAAGCAACATCTAAAAACTTTTCAGCATAGTTTTGAGCTTGATTCACATTGCCTAAATCATTTTCATTTATTGGTCCAGGAAACATAACGTTTTTAAAAAACTCATTTGCAGTTTCGATTTCTGGTCGCATATAGTTTTTCATAGCTTCCTTATAGTCATTATTTATAACAGCATTTAAGAATTCTTCTTTGCCATGACCAGTAAGCATATAGTTATTTAAAACAAACTGATTTTTAATTGGAATTTTAGAGTAGTCTTTTCCTTTAGATTCAACATATTTTCTAGCTTTCTTTTCAGAATTAACATAATCTTTCATTAACTTATTCTGAATAGTTTGCATGCTAAGAGGTGGTTGATCGTTTTTTGTTTTTTTGGCTTTGTCTAAATCATCAAAAACACCCAAAGAAGAAAAACCTATTCTTACATCATATTTATTATTGTCTGTCTTAACAATAAATGGCTCTACAGTACCATCTTGCATAAATCCTTTTTGATTAGGATTCATCATTCCCATAACAGTTTGAAGATAAGCAGGGGTTAATTGATATTTTAATACTGTTGATATTAATTTTTCTTCTTTACTCATTTATCCATATATTGATTTACCTTGCATTTCTTCATCTGGAGAAATAAATCCTGCAGAACCAGAAACAATTTCTGGAGTTATACTTTGTATTCCTCTTACTGGATTACCATAAGGATCTATCCTTTGTCTTTTTGGTGCTTGAACTATAGGCGTATCAGTTGGCTTTAATGAATCTTGAGGGATTTCATTAACTGGAGTTACTATATCATCTCCATCAAAAGTACCTGTAACAGTATTACCTATACCCTGAATAAATTCTGAAGTTGTATTAAGTCCAAAATCTAAAACATCACCACCTAAATCTACTAAACTATCTACACCCGCAAAAACAAAATCACCAGCAATACCTACAGTATCACCTACAACCTCTAAAGCAGGTTGTAAAATAACTTCATTAACTGGTTCAATTATCTCTTCACCAACTAATTCAAAAGCTGGAGCAACAACTTCAAATCCAGTTTCAGCAACATCAGCTACAGTTTCAATTCCTTCCTTTGCAAGTTTTTTTCCTGCTTTAATACCAGTTTGTAACATTTGACCACCTATATTTACACCTGTAAATGCTGTATTCAATACTGGCTGTATAAACTGTTCTGTAGCTGGTTCTATAATATTTTCTCCAGCAAAATCCATAACTTCTATAACAGGTTCTGCAGCTGCTTCAAATCCAGTGCTAAAAGCACCAAATGCTGTATCCACAACATTGCTTAATCCACTAATACCTGCATCTATAGCATCTGCACCTGTACCAAGAATATCCCCAACAACATCTGCTGCTCCCCCTAACGCATCGCCTATCCCACCAACAATACTATTAAACCATCCACCAAAACCATATTGATCAGGCACTTTACCACCTTCAGCCATATTACCAAGACCATAAGGATTATTAAATCTCGCAGCAGTTTGCATATAGTCTTGTGTTTGCGATTCTCTTTCTATTTGAGATCTCTGCAAGCCTACTGCTTCTTGATACATTTCTCTTATTTCTTTATTTCTTTCTGCTATTTGTCTTTCGTATTCTTTTTGTAGTTTTCTTGCTTTATCTCTTTTCTTTTTTCCTCCTAAAAGAGATATACCTATACCTACAAGAATACCTACAGGTCCAGCTACACCAAGCATAGCGGCCGCTGCAGAACCTGCACCTGCTCCAGATATACCAGCTCCAAGCATTTCACCTCCTGTAAATGTAGTTGGATCATCATCATCAAAAGCACTTCTTATAAGTCTACCTGCTAAATATGTAGGCACTCCAGCAGATACTGATCCTGCTTTAAGGTTATTAAAATAATTACCTGCCATTTGTCCTGCTGTCAATTGAGCTGGAGCCGCCTCAAAACCTGCAGGCATAATTTCTCCTGGTAATAATGTAGCTTGTGATCCTGTTGCTGGATTAAATATTGCTGTAGCTCCTTCTGGCGCACCTGAAGTAAGTATACTTGAAGATGTTGGAATTATATTTGTTGCTGAAGAAGCTGATTGTGTAAATGGATTGGCTAACTGCATTCCTGGGCCTTTAGCAAAATTTTCTCCAAATAATTGATTACCTAATGTTTCTCCTCCAATTTTTGTATTTAACAATTGACTTCCTAAACGAGCATATTGCAAACCTTGCATTACTTGTTGTGATCCTGTAGGTTGATATTGATAGTTTAATTGATTAACAGGCATCGGCATCATATCTTGAGCAGTACCATAAAAACCCATAGTTTGTGGAGCCATTGAATATGGCATACTAAGCTGTGGATTAATTCTGTTATATGTATTGTAAATATTTTGTGATGTTGATCCGTAAGGGTTTATAAATTGACCATACTGATTAACAAATTGATTTATATCTTGTACTGCCATTAGTTGTATGATTTACGATATTTGGCTATAATTGCAAATATATTAATTTTTTCGGTTGTTCTAGCAGACAACTTTGCTCTTAAATAAGTTCCTATAGCCCTCTGAGTTACATTTTGATTTCTTAATGGTATTCTCAATATACCTTCTCTATATTTATAAAGCATATCACTAAAAGAAGTATTAGATGGATAGCCTGGTTTGTTGCTTGAAGCAATATCCATTTTTACTTCTGGATTATTATCTGTAAAAAAAGTAAGCTCTTCAAAGTACATTGAAGGACTTAAATTTTCTAAATTTCTTTGTACAGTTCCTCCACTATAATAAGATAATATATTTTCAGAATTATCTGAATTTGATACTACTGTTGTGACAATACCAAGATTATCAAACTTTTTATTTTCAGATGGTCCATCATTAATAACTTTTTCAATATAAGACTTATGAATTATTTTTGAAGATTGTAAAGTTTCTTCTGATGAACTTAAATTTAATACTGGATAAGGATTATCTAATGTAATGTTTGGTTGATAATTTGTTTGATTTAATTCTTCGTCAGTAGGATCAGATGGATGATTTTTAACTTCTCCAAAGAAAAATGTTTTTTCTTCTTTATTACCCTCCCATTCCCATAATTGTAAATTTCCATCTGCTAGTTCATGTGTAAAATATTCATAACCTGATTCATTATTTTCAAAATCAGAAGAGTACACACCAAATAACCTTTGACCATATATACTACTAGAATTTCTAAAACCATTTTCTAAACCAAGTAAACTATCATTTGGCTCTAAGAAATATTGTATCCAAGGTATTCTAGATTTCGGAGTATATATTTTTCCATTGTGTTCTATCCATTGTTGGGGATAAACACTATATTTTGATATTACTGAATCAATATCCTCATTATAACCTACAGTTGTGCTTAAAAATGTTTTTTCTGGAAATGCTCCTGTTTGTGTATTATTAAAAGGATCTATTCCTAATGAAGCATCTATATCACCTGTATATAAATACGTTCCTGTTGGATTTAAAGCATTATCCCTTCCATCAACTCTTAGTCTATCACTAAATGTCATGTATAGACTATTAGTAGTGTAATCAAAAGCTCCATGAATACCAATAAAATATAAAGGCATATCAGCTAAACTAACTCGTATTGCTGCGTGATACCTCTCTTCTGATTTTAATCTTCCATACTCAACAGCTTTTTCAAATAAATCTCTAGTTCCTAAGTCATCTGATATACTAACAAGTTTTTTATCAGTTCCATATTTTAATAATTTAGCAAATCTTATATCAAAGAAATACAAATTTCTTTCACTTGCTACTACACTATGCATGTGCTTAGTTCCATATTTTATGGATATGTATTGATGTGATTCAATTGTATCACCAGATCCAGTAAATATAGATTGTACTCCAGAAGTATCTTGTAAGAATGTTCTTGGGTTTACTAATAGCTGACCAAATGCATTTTCTTGAAAGAAATGAATTTCGTTTTGAAAATTTATAATTCTATTGATTTGACCATATATAGATTCAACATCATAAAAATTAAATATTGGAAATATTCTAAAAGCATCCGTTTGCTCTCCAGCAAGTTTTGTTTTAGAGTATGCTATTTCTGCAGGTAAATCAGTAAACTGTTGATCTGTATCTTGTAATGATGAATAACTTTTTAAAGTATTTTCTTGACTATAAACATCATTATAAAACCAATCATTGCTAAATGGAGGCAAATCTTGGTCAAAACCTTCTATATGATCTCCTGCAGCTAAATGATAACCACTTCTCATTTCTGTATTAACAAAAGACTCACACGGAAATACTATCCATTTAGAATAACTTTTTTCAGGATATGGTGATGTTGTCATCTGATGTGAATACAATCCTACAAAAGTATCTCCACCAAAAACTGTTGAATGGTGGTGTTCACTATTTACATTTATAGGATGAAAGTTTCCTGCATTAATCCATCTTGTTGACTGTATTGCCTCTGCACTATCTCCCCCATACTGACCATCATTTTCTTTCCAAATGTTTCCATAATTATAATATGGTATTTTTGTAAAAGAATGATTTACATCATCACCAGTTGATAAAGTTAATATTCTTTTTGAAGATTTATTCCAAAGATATTGTTGTGTTTTTATATGTAAACCAGGATCTGCTACATTAAATGTAAAGTTTGTAGTTGACAAAAGAATTGCTCTAGTTCCCATTTGTATAGTTGAAACTGTTTCATAAGACAATTGATCGTCTTCTCCATCTAATAATTTTCCATATTTTACATAAGCTTCAAAATCTGATGATGTTACATAAGCAGCTCCTAATGTAAAATTTGAAAAACCTCTATTTTTTATATAACCTATAGAACCTGTTCCAGACTCTGCCGTGTCAGCAAAAAAATCTTTAGAAACAAATTCTCCATCTCCTATTTCTTTTGCATTTGATAAATTTGACCAATATCTTTGTCTTGGAAAAGCTTGAATAGTATAAGCACCTAAGCTATAATTATTTTTAGGATTTGGTAATGTTGTAAAGTTGTCTGCATCATTAAAAGGTCCTTCTGTCTCAGCAATATTAAACGCTGTATTACTAATAGAATTTTGACCTCTTACATAAGCATTTCTTTCTTGTAATCCATTATTATAATAATCCCAATTAAATACATAATGATGCCAATATGTGTCATAAACATGGCATTTTCCAACCATTACACCAGACTCATCATCTCTTGTTGTTTTTTTTGTAGAAAAAATTAATCCTTTATCTGGATTTGTATTAGCATATCTCAAAGAGGCTAAATCAGATCCAGCCCCTATAACCGAAGATATACTATCTAAAGCACTTTCAGCTAATGTAGAATAATCATCAAATCCATGATTTAGTCTAGGCGTAATAAGCTCATTTTCATCATAAGAATTTAAATTAGTATTAGATCTACGTTCTTCGTTGTACAACTTTAACAAACTAACTATTGCTACTTTATCTTCACCACCATAAGAGTAAGGCCTTATTCCAAATGTGCTATCAGGGCTATACATAACAGCAGCTTCTGAAGAATGATATAAACTTGCAAATGTTCTTTCCCAATCAGTTCCATTAGTATCAAGCCTATATTTATATCCAAAATTATAACTTCCAAATTCTGCAGAACTAGCTCCGTAGTAAACATCCTCCAAGTTATCAGCCTCACCTTCAGTTAAATACAATGGATTTCCATCAGAATCCTTGCCTACAACTCTATTTGAAATACCATTTATTCCAGAGTAACCATTTAGAACAGAATCATAAACTTCATCTACATTGTCATCAATAATATTTGCAGTATCACTAGCAGCTACCGATACTGCACCAACTCTACCATCATCAGTTGTTATATAACCATTGCTTAAATTATTAGGATCACCATAATTAATTACTTGATTTAATAAACCTGATTGTAAAATTGTTCTATCAGTTTCTGTTCTTTCTGCTCTAACAACTCTAAAACCTGATATTTTTTTTCTTACATGTTCTGGTATTCTAAATGTAAAATTTATAGCTAAATCAAATGTATAATGATAACCTGATGTTCCGTCTGGAGCAAAAGGAACCATTTGACCAACAGTTAAGGAATCAGGAGTATCAACATTGGGCAAACAACTAGTGTCATCATAATGTACCCTATGCCCTGGAACTGGACAATCTACATGTGCGCTCATTCTATAATCTTGAGCTAAAGTATTTTCTTTCCATTTGGTCAAACTATTACTTGCGTCTCTTCCAAGTTGTGTATTTTGTAAATCAAGTTCCCAAGCTTTATCGTGATGAAAAGGCATTTGTATATCTCCTATCCATAATACATTTCCTGGATCTCCATTTAAATCATATACCAATACACCAAATCTATAAGTTTCTCCACGCTGATAACCTCTTTTATTTCCAGATGCATGAGGATCTTTATTTGAACCAATCGTGAAACTTGCTTTGTATTCAGTATCTACATTATTAGTGCCTCCAGAAGGACCTGCTAAATTATCCGTTTTAATAGAATCATTAGGTACATTTGTAGAAATAAAAGGACTTGCACTATCATCTATTCCACCTCTATTACCCTGAGTGTCAGATACTTTTGGAACTTGTGTAAATGAAAAAATGCAACCGCCTAACTCATTACGGCCTGGAGCAGCATCGCTTCCAGCATAGTAACCATAACTAATTCCACCTAATATATTTCTAGGTTGTTCTGTATTGTTTAAACTGTTATCAAAATTATTATTATTCCAAATAGCTTTTCCTTTTGTAGATAAATACCTATGTGCTTGTTGTAGCTGTAACCCAGTTAAAGGTGCTTTTGTATAACTTGTAGAACTTCCTGCCTCAACAACTAAAGATTCATCATAAGTGCTTCCTTGTGGCAAATAATAATCTTTAATACTATCATCTGTTGTGGTTAATGATCCACCACTTAATGTTCCCGTTTCATCTCTAGAATATCTTAAAACTTTTACATTCCATTCTTTTTCTGTAATGTAATTTTGTTTTTGTCTAAGATTAGCAGCAAACAATACATTATCCTTAATTGCAATATCTTTACAAACATCCCATGTATTTGATGGAATTAAAATATTTTCAATACCATTTTCTATAACTGTAGTTAAAGATGTATGTCTAAACTCTACTTCATTATTGGCATCTATATTTTTTGTGGCTACTTCTGATACTTCTGGAACAGATCCTAATGATTGATAATAAATAGAATAAACTACTATAGAGTCAAATCTTGTGTCAAGATTTTGTACTCTTAACAAAAACCCATCATTTGACTGTGCTCCTGGATCTCCTCCATAATAAGTGCTAGAAGAGCTACTGCTTGCATTTGATATATGGTAAACATTACTAAATGGAGAGATACCTGATTCTGCACCTGAATCAGTTATATATTTAAAACAATATTGATATACTCCAACAGGCAATGTTCCACTAATTGTTTTTTCAAGTGCTATTTGATTATGTCTGGCTTTTG